GCGGCGGCCGCGAGGTCGCCGCGGCTGCCGCCGAGGTGGAGGTTGGTCATGGGCGAGCGGCTGGTGCGGACGACGGCGTGGGTGGCCCGGCCGGCCACGACGACCACGCGCAGGTCGGCGGCCCGGCCGCCGAGGGAGGCCTTGGGCCACCAGCGTTCGACCTGGAGTCCGTCGGGGGCGAGTGCGTCGACGAGGGCGGCGGTCTCGCGCTCGCTCGTGATGCGGCGCACCCGCAGGGAGTTGTACAGGCCGCCGTCCTCGGCCGTCTCCACGGAGGTGGTGGCCCGGATCCGGCCCCGGCCGGCGGTCTCGACGGCGACCACTCCGGACGCGGAGGAGCCGTGCGCCGGTTTGAGGAACACGCGCGGCATGGCGTGCGCGGCCATCAGCTCCCGGACGTCGTCCCAGCCGCCCACGGGCACGGCGCCCCCGGAGGTCGGGGACGCCGGAACGGGTACGCCGGCGCCGGCCAGGGCCGCGTGGCAGAGCCGCTTGTCGAACAGGACGGCGAGTTCACCGGGGTCGTCGAGGCGCAGGCCGCCGGCGAGGCTCCGGACGGCCGCGGTGAAACGGGCGTACCAGCGGGCGCCGCCCTCGACCCGGGTGGGGTCGGCGGCGCCGCGCAGGAGCGCGTCCACCTCGGGGTCCTCCCCGGGCGAGTCGAGGCGCACCAGCTCGTCGGCGGCGAAGGCCGCACCGCCCCCGCGCAGGACCGAGGTCCACGGCACGATGCGGGGCGCGGGCTGCCCGGCCTCGCGTACGGCCCGGCGGAACAGGGCGACGCGGCGGTTCTCCGGATTGCCGACGACCGCCCAGCGCGGGGGCGTGTGCTGCGTCATGGCCGGCTCGTTACTCGCCCACGGCGACGAAGCGCCAGACGCGGTTGTCCCACTCGTCCTCCTCGGCGTGGCCGCGGTCGAGGTCGAGGGTGACGCCGGCGCTCTCCAGGGTGTCCCGGAAGCGCTGCTTCAGCGGGTCGCCGAGGTAGTTGTGGTGCAGGTCGAGCTTCTTGAGGTGGGTGAGGGGCTGGCCGCCGAGCAGCGCGGCGCCGCCCTGGTCGGTGAGGACGCCCATGGACAGGTCCAGGGTCTCCAGCCGGGCGACCACCGGAGCGGACGCCATGGCGGCGGCGATCTCGTCCTGGATGTCGCTGTTGCGCAGGGCCAGATGACGCAGGCTCGGCAGTCTGTCCCCTTGGAGGACGGGCTCGACGTCGGAGAGCGTGCAGTCCCCGCCGTACTCGTTCGTACCGAGCCAGAGGTCGAGGTGTTCGAGGGCGGGCAGGCCGGCGGCGGCGATGTTGCGGACGACCTGCGCGGGCATGCCGCCGGTCTCGACGGTCAGGGAGCGCAGCCGGCGGTGGGTGAAGGGGGCCAGGGCCAGCCCGGTGCCGCCGCGGACCCCGAACTCCTCCAGCTCGGGGAAGTTCTCCAGGAGCGGCCCGACATCGCCCTGGTTGATCCAGGAGATCTCGCGGAATCTGGCCCTCGTAGGCCCTGGACCTGCGTGTATTCCCTTGTGGGTTACCTCAGTGGGAGTCGACTGGGAGATGATCTAGGACGCCCCGCCGGCAAGCCGCTCCTGTAGAGACTCCCAACGCCCCTGCAGGGACTTCATGATGGCCTCCTCCATAGGAACCGTCACGCTGCTGTACGTTCCTTCCACCCCGCCGATCTCATGCCCCATCCGCGCCTCGACGGCGTACCTGTTGTGCTTGTGCTCGTCCAACCAGGCCTTGTGGCCATGTCGCAGGAGATAGAAGCGGCGCCCGACGAACTCCGGAACCTTCGGGATCGCCGCCCGCGGCATCCGAACCTTCGGATCCTCCTTGGACCGCTCGTCGGCCCCGCGGGTGATGGTGTACCAGTAGGCCTGATTGAAGTCCTGAGCTGCCAGACATCGTCCCCGCGCCGAGGGGAAGACCCAGGGCCGGTCGTGAGATTCCAGTACCTGCCCGAGGAGTTCGGCCAGGAACGGTGGGATGACCAGCGTGCGGGCGCTGTCGTATTTCGGCGGGAAGTACTCCACATCCCCCTTGCCCACCCTCTTGGTGCGCTGCGCCTGCCATTGGACGCGGATGGCTGGCATGAGCTTGTCGCCCCTGCCGTACCGCACCATGTCCTCGGCGTACCGTTCTGCGTCGTCCGGATCCTCCCGCGGGTCGGACGCCGGCCAGTACGGATAGCAGTGCTCCCGGCGGAGCCCGAAGAGCTCGCCGGGTCGCATGCCCGTCATGGCCATCGTCCAGACAAGGACATAGCCGGGATCGCCCAGCAAGGTGCGGGCGTTGCACGCGAGGGACTCGACGGTCTCCTCGGTGAGGTCGCGCTTGCGTTCCTTGGGCTTCTTCACGAACTTGCCGCGACGCTTCGTCCGGTCGACCGGGGAAATTTTGATGAGACGGGGCACAGCATCGTCGAGGATCATGTTGAACGTCGACATCACGTTCTTGGCCTGCGAGGTTCCGACTTGGCCTTCGACGTGCTTCTTGAAGGCGCGGTAGGCCAGGACGTCGATATCACCGATGGCTACCCCCTTGAAGAAAGGGCGGATGTGGGCCTCGATGCGGGATCGGTAGGTTACCTCTGTTGAATAAGCGTGGTTCATCGACTCGAGCCAGTCGTCCAGCCAAGTGGACAGCAGAGTTGCCTTGTCGCGGTTTCGCACATGGGTGCCGTGCCGGATCTCGTACAGCTTGTCCAGGCCGTGCTGAGTGGCGGTCTCCGCGTCGGTGAAGCCACCCTTTGATTCGTAGCGTTTCCGCCCGTTGGGTAGATACTCGCCACTCCACCACTTCACGCGGCAGGTGCCGCCTCGCCATTCGAGATGGACGTGCTGGTGGACTTGGGCCATGTGAAGCCCCTCTCCGTACCTGGGTGGTGCGTGGTGCCGGCGGGCACCCCTGCCGCCGGGCCTCCACGTGCTGCTACTGCAGTGTCGTGCCTATCGTGCAGCCACGGCACTCTGCGCAGTGCCTGCCCCGGCCCTCCATGAACTCCCTGGCGCGCTGCGCGACCAGCACGTCAGAGAAGGCCTCGGAGGGGAGGAGGCAGATCTTTTCCCCGTTGACCTGTGTTGCCTGCCCCATGAAATGCGGACCCAGATCGACAGCAATCACCTTCACCATGGGTCCTCCTCTGAATCTCTTTTGGAGAACCTCCCCAGGTGTCACACAGCGTCGCACGGCGGTTGCTGGTGCGCGAGGGGATGGTTGAAAGTCTCTTCGAACGTCAGGTCACGATCAGATCACGGTGGTTGGTGCGCCCGCTTGTCGGGCCTCGCTATGGGGCCTTGGGCAGCAGGCCGCGTTCGCGAAGTTCCGCCACCACCCGCTCCTGTAGTTCGCGGACTTCTCGAACGGTCAGGTTCGGAGTGGTCGCCATGGCCGAGTCGCGGATGATGTCGCGGACATCTTCGGGCAGGAGCGACGGTGGGATCTCGGTCGTCATGACGGAGTGGCCGTCAGGTCCGTCGCCGAGGTGGGTGACGACGGGTTCGCCGCCCTCGGAGATGTGAACACAGGTCCCTGTGGCCCAGCTGAGGGCCGAATCGATCCGCGCGTAGCTGACCTCGCGAACGGGTTCGCCTTCCTCCACCTTGCGCCAGGTGTCCTTGGAGATGTCGGCCGCCTGTGCGGCGGCGAGTCGTGATGGGTAGAGCTCGAGCCGTCGCGTCTTGACGACCTTGGCGAGCCTGTCCAGGTCAGGGGTCATGTGCCCATCTTGACAGGACCGGCTAGGTCCAGCCAGGTCCAGTCCTCAGGTCGGCCGAATCCTCGCCCAAGCTGGGCTATGTAGGGCCATTTGCTACCGATTGGTAGAAAGATCTTGCCTATCTGGAGCTAGTTAAGGCTGGACGTCGAGGGCTAACTAGGGCTAAGTTGAAGTCATGCACCAACCCCCAACCTACGAGGTTGACGGGGGCGCGATCCGCGAGGAACGCATGCGAGCAGGGCTCGAAACCTCGCAGTTGGCCGAGGAAGCCGGGATAAGCCGGCGCTACCTCTCCCACCTGGAGAACGGGACCCGCAGAAACATGCGGCCGCGCAGCTACACCGCTCTCCGCGTGGCCTTGAACGTCAACGACGACCGACTTCTCTCCATGCGGAGAGACGACAGAACGGAGTGACATGCCCAGCCCGAACTACGAGCGCTACATGCTCCCCAGGGAGCCCAAGGACCCGAACGCCGACGTCATGGACGTCCAGGAGTCCGCTTGGGTCCTGAAGTGCAGCGTCAGCCACCTCTACCGATGGCTCCGGGCCAACCCGAAGCTGCGTGCGAGGTCCGGCCGCCGAGTCGTGATGAACAAGGCCGCCCGCGACGCCTACTACCGCATGAACCAGGGGAACCCGCGCCCCCTGCAGCCGGCCGCCTAGAGCGGCACGCGGCCCCGACCGCCGGTTTCTGCCAGGTCGCCGCCGGCCGAGGCCTACCGCAATCCCATCCCTCACCCGCACGGCAGGTGCGGAGAGAGCGAGATCCCGATGTCCGACATCATCGCCGGTGATCCGGCGCCCACCAACCCCCAGGCTGAGGCCGCCGTCCGCTCGCTGGTCAACGGCGGGTACGCGGAGCGCATCGCCAGGGAGATCATCGCCAGCGTTCGCGGCGAGGCCCGAGTGGCCGACGCGATGGCCGAGGGTACCCGCCGCGCCGTCGCCTGGAACGAGGCAAACCCGATCGGCACCCCGGTGATCGCCTACCCCGGCACCCGGGATGAGGAAGGCCTGTCGACTCGCACCCGGAGCTTGGCCTGGAACCTGGGTCATGGCGAGCCGGTGGTCCAGGTCGAGGGGTACGCCGGCGGCATCTCCCTGGATCACGTCGACGTGATCACGGGAAGCGTCATGAGCGCCCGCGATGTCGCCGCCAAGGCCGAGTCCCAGCCCGGCATCCCGCGCTCCCACGACCGCAAGATCGGCTTCGTGCGGGCCCAGCGCGACGGCAACCGCCTGATGATCGAGGCGTTCCGCGAGGTCGACGGCGAGTGGGCACCCTCCCGGGTCGCGACCGCTCGGACCGCCAAGGAGCTGGCCGACGAGTTCTTCGAGTCCCTGATGAGCCTGGATGGTGAGTCCCGTGGCTGACACCCTCCCGATCAACTTCGCATCGTCGGCGCTCGTGGCCCGACTGGGAGCCTCCGCCCCGGAGCCCACGACCGCGGAGCAGGCTGCGGACTGCGAGACCCTGCGCGCGGCCCGTGAGGCGTCGCACAGCGAGTCCGAGCGGATCGCCTACGCCCTGGCCATGGTGCTGGTCACGCACCCCGGCTGCTGCACCAAGGACTCCAAGGAGGAAGCGTGAGCGCCCACCTCTCGGACTGGCTGCTCGCCCAGGTCCGTACTGTCCTCGCCGCGACCGACGGCGTGCAGGTGTCGGATGAGCTGGCGGTGGTCCGCTCGTACTGCGAGATGCAGCGGGTGCTGCAGGCGGTCGTCGACTCGGCGGACCTGGAGCGTGCCGCATGAACGCGCAGTCGATCAGCGCGGCTGCCGAGGTGATCTGCCGGGCGATGTCGAAGAACACGGTGCCGGCGACGATCGCGGTCGCCCTGGAGTCGAGGGGCCTGCTGATCAGCCCTGACGCCGTGGCACTGCTGCAGGGGCTCCGGGCTGAGGCGGACGCACTCCGTACCCAGCTCGAGATCGCCGAGCGGCAGAACGCCGACCTGGCCGAGCAGCTCGAGGAGCGCACCCGGCAGCTGAACGGACTCCTCGACAGCCTCGGCTACGACGAGAAGGCGGTGCCGGCGTGAACGAGATCACCGAAATCCACGACTACAACCTCGAATGCACCGGCGGCCAGCGATTCACGGTCCGGCTCGCGCACCGGATTGCTCCGGGCCTGCTCGTCTACCGGATCCCGGACGGGATGCACATCTCAAGTCCGCATCGCTGGCGGATCGGGCACGAGACCTCTGGCCGGTCGATCGCCGACGCGATGAACCGCGAGGACGCCTTCGCTGGCGCCCAGTTCCTGGCCGATATGGCCGACTGGACCCAGGACCGCGAGACCCTCCGAACCAGCCTCAACGCCGAAGACCTGTACATCAAGGTCAGCAGCATCGGAATGGGCTGCATCCCGCCGGCCAGCGAGCCGATGCCCGGCAACGTCTCCCGCAACGGCACCTACACCGACGTGGACATCGAGATGGCCGCCTTCGAGTACGAGGGTCTCAACGCCCTCGAGATCCTCAGCGCCATGTCGCAGTCGGTGCCGTGGATGGGCCTCGACACGGACGACTTCAACGAGGCCCACAGCAGGATCTGCGTCCTCGCTGACGCCGCCTGATCTCGCCGGGCCGGCTGTGCACTGACCGGTCGTCCCGGCGCACCAACCACCCACCTCAGGGCCCTGCACCGCCAGGGCCCTACCCCGCCACACCCTGAAAGGCCGCTCATGACCCGCATCGAGTGCGCCCGCTGCGGCGACGCGAACGGCCCGTTCGCCCGCCGCCCCGAGGGCCCCGTCTGCGAAGACTGCCTCGACGCCGAGGCCGGTAAGCAGTGACCGCGACGCTGCTAGCCCCCGAGATCCGGGACGGCCTGCCGGCTGACGAGTATCACGCGGACCGCACGTCGGTCTCCTCGACCGGGCTCCGGGAGCTCCTCGCCCCCGGCTGCCCTGCCCAGTTCAAGTACGACCTCGACCACCCCCAGCCCCCGAAGAAGGAGTTCGACCTCGGCCACGCCGCCCACCTCCTCGTACTCGGTGAGGGGCCGCAGCTGGAGGTCATCGACTTCCCGGACTGGAAGACCAAGGCCGCCCGGGAGCTGAAAGAGGTGGCTTACGACGAGGGCAAGGTGCCGCTCCTGACCAAGGACTACGAGATGGTCCAGGCGATGGCCGCGGCGATCCGCCGGCACCCGATAGCCGGCGGCCTGTTCGCCCCCGGTACCGGGATCGCGGAGCGGTCGATCTTCTTCACCGACCCGGCGACCGGTGTCCGATGCCGGGTCCGCCCGGACTGGGTGAAGCCGCTGCCCGGCATGAACCTCTGCGTCGACTACAAGACCTGCGCCGACGCCAGCCCCCTCGCCGTCTCCCGCGCGATCCGAGACAGGTCCTACCACCAGCAGGACGCCCTCTACACCGACGGCATCGACGCCGCCATGCCGGCCGACGAAGGCACCCGCTTCGTCTTCGTCTTCCAGTCCAAGCAGGCCCCGTACCTGATCACCGTGCGGGAGCTCAACCAGCAGGACCGGGACATCGGCCGGGCCCGCAACGACCGGGCCCTCCGCATCTACGCCGACTGCACCGCTACCGGTGAGTGGCCGGACTGGACCGGACCCGTCACCGAAATCCCCACGATCTCCATGCCCAGCTGGGACGTCATCCAGCAGACCGAGGAGTACCTCAAGTGACCGCGAACGAGATCGCCACCCGCGACGACACCACTGTCGCCATCCCCGCCAGCGCGGCAGCCGTACCGCCCATCCCCACCGAACTCGCCCAGTGGGTCGAGTCGGCCCGCCAGGCCTCGCTCCTCGCCCAGTCCCTGGCGAAAACCTCGTTCGCCGGTCAGTTCCGCGGCAAGCCCGAAGAAGCCACAGCCGCGATCCTCTCCGGCTGGGAACTCGGCATCCAGCCGATGGCCTCCCTCAAGTCCATCGACGTGATCCAGGGAACCCCGGCCCTCCGAGCCCACGCCATGCGCGCCCTCGTCCAGTCCAAGGGCCACGAGATCGAGCTCGTCGAGTCCACCAACACCCACTGCAAGATGCGCGGTCGCCGACTGGGATCCGAGGCCTGGCAGTACGTCGAGTGGGATATCGAGCGGGCCAGGCTCCTCGGGCTCCTCGGTAAGGACCAGTGGAAGAAGCAGCCCAAGACCATGCTGATCGCCCGAGCCACGGGCGAGCTGTGCCGGCTGATTGCTTCCGATGCCCTCCATGGCATGCCCTGGGTGGCTGAGGAACTCGGCGACAAGGTGATGGTCGGCGGAACCGAGTTCACCACCCGGCCCCCGCTCGCCGTGGCCGCAATCACCGCCGCGCCGGCCGTCGTCGAGGCCACACCTGCGGACAACACCAGCGCCGACGAGGACGACCCGGCCTGGGAGAACGACGACGACCCTGAGCCTGCCCTCTGGCCCGCCGCAGCGCAGCCCGGCACTGGCATCCCGCACCCGTAGCCCGCCTTCGGGGTCCCGCCCGCCGCTAACAGGCGGGACCCCGGACCACAAGGAGACCACACCTCATGACGATCAACCATCGGGCCGAAGCCGAACGCCACCTCAGCAAGGCCTCGTTCTGGACTGGCGAGGGCCCGAACGCCGTCCCGGTCAACCCGGCCGCCGTCGACTTCCACCTCCGTTCCGCGCAGGTCCACGCCACGCTCGCCACCGCGAACGGTGATCTCCGAGGCGCACTCGAAACCCTCGCCTCCCACTACGAAGCGGTCGTTGCCAAGGCTCCCAGGCACCCCCAGTACCTGTACATCAACCCGCTCAAGCCCTGGCAGCGGGCCGAGCACGACCGCGCTGTCGCCTATCGCAACGCCGCCCACGCCATCCGCCACATCCTCCGCACCGGCGACATCCCGCAGGACCTCGTCGACGACTCCGACCTCGAGCACATCGACAACGAGTAGGGAGCACCACCCCATGACCGCTGTGCAGCCCGCCCTCGACGGCACCATCCCCACCCCCAAGCCCGCCCGACGCCGCGCCGAGGACTTCGAGACCTGGTACGCCGAGGTCGAACCCGTCTACGTCGCCATCGCCGCCACCGGCCGCGTGTTCACCATCTTCGAGATAGCCGACGAGCACCGCCTCCCCGAGCCCCCCGATAGCGCCCACCACTGGGGACGCCTCGCGACCCTCCTGAAGGACGCCGGCTACATCCGCACCGCGGGCTGGGCCTGCTCCTCCCGGCCGACCGTGCATCACTCCGGGGTCCGCACCTGGAAGGGCACCCCGGCCGCCCGGAGGGCCGCATGAGCCCGGAAGAGGCCGCCGCGGCCGCCCTCACCGTCATCGTCGGGGCCGTCCTCGCCGCCTGGCGCCTCCTCTGCTGGCTCCTCGACCGGCACATCCGCGCCCGCTGGCAGGAGCGCGCCGAGCTCGCCCTCTGGCAGGCCCGCGCCGCCGAAGCCGCCCGCGACGTCGCCGAAGCCCACCGCCAGCAAGAGATCGCCCAGCTCGATGCCTGGCTGCAGCTCAGGCCCCGCCCCAAGAACACGATCCCCCACCAGACCCGCCGAACGGAGGAAGACCAGTGACCAGTAAGACGCTCCCAGAACACGGCACGCAGAGCCGCTCCCTCCGCCACGCCTGCCACTGCGACGTGTGCACCGAGGCCTACCGCGCCTACCACCGCAACCGCCGGCTGGCGATCAAGAACGGCGACTGGAACCCCTACGTCGATGTCGAACCGGCCCGGCGCCACATTCTGGCCCTGTACGCAGCCGGCTTCACCACGTACCACATCACTCAGCTGGCCAAGATCGACGCCCGCGAGCTCATGAGGTTCGTTCGCCACGCACACGGCAGGTCAAGGAAGCGCCGCATCCACGCCGACGTCGCCGAGAGGATCCTCAGCATCCGACCGGAAAGCCACACGCCGGCCATCGTCAGCGCGCTCGGATCGATTCGCAGGACCCAGGCGCTCGCAACCCTCGGCTGGCCCAAGTCGCACATCGCCACCCTCGTGGGTCACCACCCCCGAAACTTCCTCATCCGCCTCAACGTGCGGCACGAAACATTCACCGCCGTCTGCGCCACCTACGAAGATCTGAAGACGCGTAGGCCGAAGCGTGCCGAGATCGCACAGCACATCGCGCAGCGCACCCGGAAGGACGCCAAAGCCCGGCTTTGGGTGCCGCCTACCTATTGGAATCGCTACCCCGACGCGATTGACGACCCGCACTTCACCCCCGAGTACAAGCGGTCGAAGGCGGAGATCCTCGCGGAGGAGGCGGCCTGGCTCACTGGCGGAGGGGTCCCTGAAGGCTTCGTCGCTGCCCGGCTCGGCATCACCCCCGATTACCTCAACGTGGCCCTGACCCGCAGCCGGCTCAAGGTGGCAGCGTGATCACCGGGTTCCGTGTCGGCGCCGCACCGGCCGACCACCTCAGCCCCGGCGCCACCGACACCTGCGCTGGCGACCTCGACCTGATCGCGATCGAACGGGCCATGAACGGCCAGCCGGTCACGCTCACGATGGCTGAGAAGTTCCACGCCGCCCGACTCCTCTGCGAGCGAGGCCTGGACGACGCGGAAATCGGCCGCCGACTCCGACAGACCCGGCACACGATCAGCGACTGGCGCCGCCGGAACTGGCAGCCCCCGCAGGCGCCGCGTCGTACCCGAAGCCCCGAGCCGATCGACATCGGCAACGCCAAGCACGGCCGCTCCGGATACACGAAGGGCTGCGGCTGCGACGTCTGCCGAGCCGCCTGTGCCGCATACACCCTCGCCCGCAAGAAGCGCGCCGCCGTCGCGGCCTAGCCCCCACCCGCACCAGCCAGAGAGAAGACCACACCATGGCACGTGGCCACGGCCGGATCCTCACCAGCATCTGGGAGGACGCCGACTTCCTCGACCTCGAGGAGCGCGAGCAGAGGCTGTACCTGTTCCTGATCTCGCAGCCGAACCTGAACCACGCCGGCCTGCTGGACCTCACTCTGCGCCGCTGGGCCCGCAAGGCTCGAGGCCTCACCTCCATCGATCTCGAGAAGTTGCTGCAGTCCCTGGAGGCCAGCCGGTTCATCGTCATGGACGAAGACACCGAGGAGCTCCTGATCCGCTCGTTCATCCGCAACGACGGCGTCTGGCGGATGCCTAAGGTCATGGGCGCCGCGGTGTCCGGAGCCCTCGAGATCTCATCCAAGAAACTGCAGCAGGCGCTCCTGGCCGAGATGGACCGTGTGCCGCTCGACGAGCTGAGCGACGAGCCGGCCAAGCTCCGCAACGGCACTGAAGGGCCGTCGATCCGGCGGCAGGTTCAGGACCACATCCGCACCCTGCGGAACGCGTTCGCGGACCGTTCCCCCGACCCTTCCCGAGAGGGTTCGCGAACCCCCTCCGCAACCCCCTCGGGAACCCCCTCCGATACCCCTGACGAGGGGGGTCCGAAAGGCTCTACGCGCGGGCGCGTGCCCACGCACGTGCGCGCGGCCCCTGCCCCTGCCCCTACCCCTACCCCAGCCCCAGAAGAAGAGGGTTCCGCTCAGGCAGTGGTCGGCGGGGGCTCAGACGCCGACTCCGTCGGGGCGGCTGACGCCGAACCCATCACCGCCCAGCACATCGTCAGCGAGTGGCTGGAGCGGATGGCGAAGCGCCCGCCGAAGGCCGTCATCGGACAGGCCGCCAGTCAGATCAAGAAGCTCCTCGGCGAAGGCATCGACCCGGATGACATCCGCGCCGGTCTCTCCCGCTGGATGGCCAAGGGCTACGCACCCTCCGCGATCCCGAGCTTCGTCAACGAAGCCATGAACACCCAGAGCCGTACCGGCCCCTCCACCGCCGGACGGGACTTGACAGAAGAGGAGATCCGCAGTGCAAGCGTTTTCGGCTGACGACGACCCGCAGGGTTCCTGGCTGAACGAGCGCCGAGACCAGGCGGTCGCCGCCTTCGAGAAGACGATCCCGGCCCTGTACCGGGAAGCCATCGACCTCCACCCCGAGGTAGCTGCCTGGGCCGACCGGGAGGTCTACGCTCCGTCGAGCCTGTTCCTGTGGGGGCCGATCGGGGTCGGCAAGACCCACTCGGCCTGGCAGGCCATCCGCCGCTGGATCGCCGCCCACTTCGCTGGCGCCTACCGCGGTACGCCCGTTGTGCAGCCCTGGCGGTCCACCGCCCTCTTCGACGCCCTCCGTCCGGACGACGCCGGCGGCACGCCCAAGGCGCTGATGAAGCAGCTGCAGACCGCCGATCTGCTCTACATCGACGACATCGCCGCGGCCCGCGTCTCCCCGTCCGGCTGGACCCAGGAGCGCCTCTACGAGATCTTCGACGAGCGTTACATCAACCAGCTGCCCGTCCTGATCACCAGCGACGTCAAGCCCAACGAGATCAGCCACATCGTCGGCGACCGCGTCACCAGCCGGTCCGCCGAGATCTTCCGTGGCGGAGTCGTGCACCTCGGCGGCAGCGACCGGCGCAAGGGCGGCGCCCGATGACCGCCGAACTGTGGGACGCCCCCGTCGACGACGCCCCCGCCCTGCCGCAGCGGCCCGCGGACCCGGACGCCGAGCGGATCCTCGCCGCTGCCCTCATGGCCCGCACCGACCTCGTCGACGACCTCGCCGCTCAGGGCTTCGACCCTGCGGACTTCACCATCGACCGCTACCGGTGGATCTGGTACGCCGTCGAAGAGATCCGCACCAGCCTCGCCCCGGGCAGCATCCGCTGGGAGGCCATCGACCGGCAGCTGCAGGCCTGGCGCGCCGACGGGCGCATGGTGACCCAGCCGGCCACCCGGGACGAGCTCGCCCAGCTGTACACCGAAGCCTCGCCCGGCTCGGCCGCGTGGGCCGCCCAGAAGATCACCGAGAAGGGCATCGCGGCCCGCCTCGTCGCCCACGGACACGCGGTCATCGCCCGCGGCAACTCAGCGGCGTTCGACCCCGACGAAGACGTGGCCGCCGCCCAGCTCGAACTCGACAACGTCGTCCGCGTCGGCGCCGACAGCGAGACGGTCCTCGCCGGCAGCCTCATGGCTGAAGTCCTTGAGGGCGCCGTCACCCCACCGACCAACGAAGACCGGATCCCCACCGGCTACATGGACCTCGACAGCCTCCTCTGCGGCGGCTGGGCCCCCGGCCAGCTCGTCGTGATCGGAGCCCGGCCGGCCATGGGCAAGACGACCCTCGCCCTCGGCTTCGCCCGCGCCGCCGCAGTCCACAACGAGATCCCGACCCTTCTGGAATCGTTGGAGATGGGGCGCGACGAGCTCGCCCGCTGCATCGCCAGTGCCGAAGCGCGCGTCCCCCTGCACCACATGAAGCTGGGCATCGTCGACGACCAAGGGGCGCTCCGGCTGGCTAAGGCCGCAGCGAAGATTGGCCCGGCGCCACTGCACATCAGCGACTTTCCTGGCCTGTCCATGCCGGCTCTCCGAGCCAAGGTCCGCCACCTGGTCCGCACCGCCGGGCTCCGGCTCGTGGTGATCGACTACCTGCAGCTGATGCAGGCGCCCAAGGCCGAGTCCCGCCAGGTCGCCGTCTCCGAGCTGTCGCGGCAGATGAAGCTCCTCGCCAAGGAGTTCGGCATCACCGTGATCATCCTGGCCCAGCTCAACCGCGGCCCTGAGCAGAGGCAGGAGAAGGTGCCGCAGGTCGCCGACCTCCGGGAATCCGGATCCATCGAGCAGGACGCCGACATCGTCATCCTGCTCCACCGCCCCGACGCCTACGAGCGCGAATCGCCGCGGGCTGGCGAAGCGGACTTCATCGTGGGCAAGCACCGTGGCGGGCCGACGGCGACGATTACCACCGCGTTCCAGGGGCACTACGCCCGGTTCGTCGACATGGCCAACAGCTGATGGATGGGCTGACCGCGGAAGACGTCGCAGCAGCCCGCGCCGATGGAGACCTCGTCGCCACGCTTCTGCTCGCCGCCGGGATCACCCCGAAGGCCCCCCGGCAGCGGACCGCCGAGCCGGAACCCGAGCCGGATGTCCACATCGCCCACCCCGGCGCCTGGCCCACCGGCACCAACCGCCCCGCCGCAGTGCCCCCGGCGTCCGGTCCGCAGATCGATGCCGCCCTTACCGCCTACCGCCGCTGGCAAGCCGCCAACCGGCCTGCCGCCAGCACTTACTGCCCCTGCACCGGCTGCACACCTGGAGGGACCACGTGAAGGACAACTGCCCGAACTGCCTTGAGCCCGACATCGAGCCGCGGATCACCCGCCACCGGGGCCGCACCGTCCGCGATGGCTACCAGTGCCCGTGGTGCAGGCAGCAGTGGGTCACGGAGCGGATCGACACCGCCTACCCGCAGCCCGACGCCGCATGACCGGCACCGAATGGCACCAGCCCATCCCCGCCCGCCGACAGGCATCACGCCGACCCCGAAAGGACACCCCATGACCGACCTGCTCACTGCCGCCCAGCGTGCACTCGCCGCACTCGACGACCTGATCTCCAACACCAGCGACCCCGGCGTCGAGGCCCTTGGCGCCCGACACGAGCTGTCCGTGGTGCTGATCAACGCTGCGATCGGGTCCAACCCCGGACGCGTCCTGACGCTCCTCGAGCACGACGCCGCCTGGCACGCCATCGAAGGCACGGCTGGCGAAGCGGGAGCCGACCCGGGGACCGTGCTCGCCGCCGTCCTCCGCGCCCTCGACATCGACCCGCCGGCCGACGAGGACGAGATGGCGGCCAGCCTCCGCCGCGATGGCTTCGGCGACGACGAGATCGCCGAGATCCTCCGAGCGACGGCCGCCTGACCTGCACCGCAGCGACAACAACCACCAACACAACCGGAGGACCACATGACCGACAAGGCGAAGCCCAAGGGGACCTGCCCCGTCTGCGACCGCCCCTTCACGCTCACCAAGGACGGAACGCTCCGCCACCACCTGATGCCGCGCAGGATCGGCCGCCAGTTCAGCCCCGAGTGCGACGGCACCGGCCAGCCGCCCCGAACCGCCTGACGCACGCAACGGCCGCCCCCTCAGGCAGCGAGGGGGCGGCACCCCACCACGATCGCACGAACGGAGACCCAGATGCCCCAGCTGACCGACCGGCAGCTCGCCGTCCTCGAGCTGGCCGCGGATGGGCTCACCTACCGAGAGATCGCCCGCCGTCTGGGCATCGGACCCGCCGCCGTGGCCAACCGAGCCGAGCACGCCACCCGCAACCTCGGCGCCCGAACGATCGCTCACGCCGTCCTGCTCGCCTGCCGGGCCGGTCTCCTCGACGGCCGACCGCAACGGCACGGCGACCACGCCGGCTACGAGGCCCACCGCCGCCGCGGTGAACAACCCTGCGAAGCCTGCCGCGAAGGCGAGCGTGAGCACAGCAAGCGGCAGTGGCAGGCAGAACTGGCCCGCAGAAGCCGCTGAAGGCCCGCCAGAGGCCCGCGTGGCCCACCAACGCACCTTTTACCGTTCGGGCTTCTGTGAGGCGCTCACAGCGCCGCAGAAGCCCGCCGCCCGAACCGACACCCGAAAGGCCCGACATGCCCAGCATTCAGCCCGGCCAGACCTACCGCTCCGTCCAACCGATCGCCAGCGACCCGCGCCAGCCGCACCGCCGCATCAAGGTCATCGGCACACTCGGCCACATTCCAGGTGTCTGGGGATTCGGCAAGGTCAACGTCGTCACCCTGGCCGCCGACGGACGCGAGGTCCGCCGCCGCGTCATCGACGCTGGCCAGCTGCACGCCACACCGACCACCCGCGACGGTCAGCCCCGCCGCACCGGCTACGTCCTGGAGCAGCCGTGACCGGCCAGCTGTTCCTGCCCGGCTGGGAGATCGAGCCCTGCGACACCGCCGACCCCGACGAGAAGGCCCACCTCGACCTCCACCGCCAGCAGCCCGCACCCCGCGCCTACCGCAACGTCCACACCATCGAGCTGCAAGGAGACCTGCTCTGATGCCCACCCACCCGCTGCCCGACGACATCGCCTGGACCCTCATCGACACCGACGACTGGGGCGGCGGCCTCGAACGCACCTACCGCGCCGAGAACGTCGAACACGCCGCCTGCGGCGGCGACGTCCACCTCGTCCAGATCCACGACCCGCTCGACGCCCTGCTGTCCACCCGCTCGCACTGCGCCAAGTGCGACGAAGACCTGACCGCCTGACCCCACCGCTCCACCGGCCGCCCGCACCATCGCGGGCGGCCACCCCGCCCCGAATGGAGACGACCATGAGCAACCCCACCCGCCGCCGACTGACCGAGCTTGAGCACGACCGGGCCTGGCACGCCATCGAGGGCATCGACTGGGAAGCCGGCCCCGACCCGGACACCGTGCTCAACGCCGTCCTGGCCGCGCTCCGCATCGACCCGCCCGTCGCCAAGGAGGCCGGAGCATGACCGACTGCCCGGCCGGCCCGATCGGTGCAGCACGCCGCGCAGCAGACGAACGCGAACAGCGGCACGCCGACGTCTCGTCCGCCGAACAGCGAGCCAAGCAGGCCGAGGCCGAGCTCGCCGAGAACCTGGGTGTCATCCGAGCCCTCCGCCGCCAGCGCGACGAAGCAGAAGCCGCACTCGCCCGAGTCCGCGCCGAGTGTGACCGCATTGAGGCCGCTGTGAGGGCCAACGGGCCGGACCCGGACCTTGCGGGCGGCTACCTGGCCTGTCTGCGTCACGTCCGAGCCGCCCTCGACCCCGTTGAGGACCCCGCCCCGTGACCGCCGACCAGTTGCCCCTGTGGGTGCCGGAGCCCTGCCACGACGCAGCGGCCCCGGCACCCCGGCCCCGCACCCGCGCCGCCGACCGACTCCGGGAACTCCGCGAACGCCGGGTCGAACCCGAAGCCGGCCGGGCCGCCGGCGGACGCCGGCTCTGGACGCCCGGCGGCAACGACATCCGAATCACCACCATCCGAGTCCGAGGAGACCTGCTCTGATGGACATCCTTGATCGCCTCCGCATCCTCGCCAGCTACATCGGCCGAGGCCTCCGCGCCCAGTGCCCGACCGCCTGCGCCGAGGGTCACACCTACCGCAGGCCGTGCGCCGCCGCGCGAGCGGTGAATCGGCCGTGACCCCCGACGAGCTCCGCGCCGCCATCGCCCGCGACTGCCCCCACCGGCTCGTCGACTACGACCAGCACGTCGGCCTCCAGATGCCTACCGAAGCCGTCACACGCCTCTGGCGGATCGAGCACGCCATCAGCAGCCGGCCGTGGATCGAGCAGCAACTCGACGCCCTATACCGCCGAGCCGAAGCCAGCGACGACTACGACGAGATCAAGGCCTGCCTCGCCGAAGCCAGCCGCATCCGACACGAGGCCGCGGAGGGACTGAAGTGACCGACGAGCCGAACCTCCGCGCCCGTGCCCTCGACGCCGCCGCCCAGGCCCTCAACGCCGGCGGCTACTGGCTCCCCACCGACGGCCAAGCCGCCATCGTCGACGCCGTCCTCGCCGTCGCAGACGCCGAGATCGACACCGCCCGGCGGCGCCCCTCCCGCTCCGAGGGCCAGCTCGCCCACGCCCGACTCTGGGCCCGCACCAACCTGACCGCCGAGCAGCAGCACCAACTGCTCTCCATCCTCGGCGGACGCGCCTGACCTGCCCCACACCAACCGCACAGGAGAACGCCGTGACCTCCACCCACGCCGGATCCGAAGTCATCCGCCACCTCAAGGCCGCCCGCCACACCCACAGCGAAACCGGCCCCGCCTGGCAGCCCGGATTCCGCGTCAGCCAGGCCAGCCCCCGCACCGTCCGCATCCACCACGACGGACCCGACGAAGCCACCCACCTGCAGCAATACGCCGACACCCTCAGCATCCACGGCTACTACACCACCCTCGAACACCGCCGCGGGAAACGACCCGCCCTCCGCATTACCCGCCCCTGATGAACGCCGGGGCATGCGGATGCCGACCGCGCTCTCCCACGAAGGGGAATCCGGGCCCATCGGTCACAGAACGGCAACACCCGCCACAGCAAGCCCCGGACGTCGATCGAATGGCCCCTTCGCCAGACTCCAGGGGACCCCATGAACCGAGCCGCCCTCGCCACTGCAGCCGCCGTCACCACGATCCTGCTCGCCGGCTGCAGCAGCACCAGCACCCCAAAAGCCGCCCCGAGCGATCAGGCAGGCCAGCCCGCGCCCGCCCCGAGCAAGGGCGCAGCCGACGCCAGCAGCGCCTTCGCCACCATCTCCGCCGCCGTACCCACCGCCAAGCTCGGCGGGACCGTCACCGCGGAAGGCGACCCCAACCACCTCCTCGGGCGGCCGGGCCAGTACACCTCAAAGATCACGTTCACCGACGGGCGCATCAAAGCCGCCGACACCGAAGGCCTTCAGGCCGGCGACATCGGATACGGCGGCAGCATCGAAACCTTCGCATCCACCGCAGACGCCAAAACCCGCCACGACTACATCCAAACCGTCACAAAGGGCGTCCCCGGACTCGCCGAATACGACTACCTCCACGGCGCCACCCTCATCCGCGTCAGCCACCTCCTCACCCCCGAGCAAGCCGCCGACTACGAGAAGGCCGCCGCCAAACTCCCCTAAGGGGCGAGGCGCGAGGCGCGAGGCGCGAGGCGCGAGGCGCAGACGGGCAGGCGGAGGCACTGCGCCTCGAGGCCTAAGCCAGCCGGGACCCGATCCGGAACCGCATGTCGCCCGCGGCCCGCCGGACATCCTCCGACGACGCCTCCGCCTCCAGCACCGCGAGCAGCACCATCACCGCCCGAGCCTCGCCCCCGCTCAACAGCCGGAGACGGGGCTCGGGCGCCGTGTCCAGCAACGCATCCAGCAGATCCAGAACGTCCTCGTCCATGCCGGGAACAACGCGGCCAGGCTGCCGAGGTCACCAGTCCGCGAGGACCACATACCAAAATCGGTAGGTGCGCTACGGTGATATCGCAGTGATAGCTTGAGCGAGGATTCCAGCATGGAGGCGGGCGTGGGCGAGACACCGTGGACCATCGAACGGATCTGCGAGGCCCTCGGTAGCCCAGACCTCGCCCAGCGATTCCTCGCCGAGATCAACAAGGCGCCAGCGCACGAAATCCTCGATGTCTTCGCCAAGTGGGAACGCATCGCTGCCAACACCATCGCCGCCGTCGCCCGCGCGCGCAAGCTCGCCGAGTACGACGAGCGCGGCGAAGAACTCCCCGGCGAATGGATCGACGCCACCCACCGGATCCTCGACGAAACCGGCGCTGCACGCGGCGCGGCATGAACTGACAGTATGGCCATGTGTACGCACTGAAGCTGGATGCGCCCGCCGAGGCCGCCTGGGACGCGCTCCCACCCCTCGCCAGCGAGAACCTCACCCGCGCCCTCGCCATGGCCTGCGCCCACCCCCTCGAAGCGACACACCCCTACGGCGTCGACGACAAAGTCATCCGCCAAATCCTGACCCCCGAAGTCCGGGCCATCCTCCTCGTCGGCCACAACACCCGGACCATCGCCGTACTCCAGATCGACGACCTGCGATGACAAAGGCCCCGCCACCAGACGGTGACGGGGCCTTCGCGTGGGCGGGGTCAGGCGTCCTTCGGTAGAGCGCGCACGGTGGGCTGGCGCAACAGGGGAACCCCGGCGCGCTTGCCGATTGCTTGAATCAAGGGGGTGCTGAACGGGAGGAACTTCGAAATCCGCGTAGCGGACACCCCCGTTCGCATTACCCGTGCCACCTTGGCCTCCAGCTCATCCCTCGCCTGAGCGAGGACGCGCTGCACCTGTTCGTATCGCGCGACCAGCCCAAGGACGTGCTCGTCGGGTTCCCAGCCTTGCTGCAGTCGACCCGAGCCCGATCCGGGTCGACCTCGCTCGGGTTCACCACCATCCGTGTTCCACGTCGGCCGCCACGAGCTGATGACGTCTCGCTCGACGGCTTCGGCTTCTTCACGGGTTGGGAACCATTCGACCTCTCGCATGGCTACCTCACCCCACCACGGCTTCTCGTAAGCATGCAGACGCCAACGCTGCGGCGGGTTGTTCGTGATGCCGACGTACATCAGCGCGTCGGCGGAGTCGTACAGGCGGTAGACCGCAGTGCGGCCTTGATGGACGGCGATGACCCCTCCCGGTGTTCAGATCCGCTGGTTCAACGAAAGGAGGCCCCGCTGCCCTGCGACAACGGAGCCTCCCAGGTCCCTCGGTCAGCTCATCTGCCGACGGAGCACCCGAAGCGTGTCCACCCACGCCTGCGCCTGAGCGATGAAGATGTCCGCCTCGTCCGGGGCGAGCTCCACGTCAGACTCGCCGGACACGTAGAGCACCTCCTCGCCGCGGCGGTCACCCCCATCCAGCCGCACCAGCTCAGACCGCAGCACCAGCTCCGCCCCCTCGCCCGCCAGCACATACTGGGGCGACCAGTGCGCCGTCGACGACGGACCGAAGTGGTGTTGCAGCGGGACGCGGCGGTCCTTGCACCACGACGGGCAGGCGGTCGGGTGCGACACCGCGGGCGCCGGCGAGGTGGTGGGTGACGGCACAGAGACGACGGGGGGCTCGTGCAGTACAGTCATGGATGACTCCTCTTTGACGAGACGGGTCACTGATCAGCGAGGTGATGACTCGCTGGTTGAACAGGCCGGGCGGGTGATGACCGCCCGGCCGTTCTGTTGTTAGAAAGTCGGTTCGTGCCGGATCACGAGGCGCATGCGAAGGCCGGTATCGAAGCAGTGGTCATTTCCGCTGAGGCGGATGACGGACGCCACGGTTACGGTTGAGACGTCGTATCGCTCCGCGAGCGATGGAAGGTAGATCGTCTTGCCGACGTGGAAGTAGTGGCGCTTCGAGTCTCGCCGAAGAAGTCGCCTGACTCGGCGGCGGTCCTCGGCGTCGTCGTACTTCCCTTGAGATGCCTTCGCGTTCGGTACGAGGTCGACGTTGTACAGCGGACGGCCTGTTGCGACTGCCTCTTTCTCTGCGGCCTCCCCTTCGGTTCGGCTCGCATGCCAGTCGACGCTCCGGCGTGCTACCAGGTGCCACCAGGGCTGCGTTTGCGAGTGTTGGTGCCAGCGTCGGTGGAGGTCGTTTGTAACTCCGACGTAGAGCAGTTGGCCACTTGCGTCGTGTAGGCGGTAGAGCGCGGTCCGCCCGTTGATGTCTGAAGCCATGAGACTCCTTCCGGAGGGTCGGACGTGAGAAGCGAGTCCGGCCAACGGTCAGGACCCTAGCGCAACTTCCTTGACAAAGACAAGACATCAAACGGCTAGGAAATGACCTCGTCGAGATGGGCCTGCACCTTGTCGAAGAGCCCCCAAGGCACGTACTTCGGGATCTGGCCGTGCTCAAGCCATGCCACCTCGGCGAGCTCCTCCTCGTCGACCACTGACGCCTCGCCGGCGACGACGCTGCACGCCACATAGGTCATGTGGCGCCCTGTCTGCGGGTGGATTCGATCCCCCAAAACCGCGGTGGCCGCAACGTTCAGGCCGACCTCCTCGGCGACCTCGCGCACCGCCGCTTCCTCGGAGGTCTCGCCCTCCTCGATGCCGCCTCCCGGGAAGGCCCACAGCAGCTTCCCTTCGGCTTCGCGGCGGCGCACCATCAAGACCCGCCCTTCGTGGGTGATGATCGCGGTGGAGATGGCCTGCTGCGTGTCGCTCATGCGTGCGCCTCCAAGGCGGTAAGGACCGGCGGGTAGATCCGCTCGGCGGGAATGAAGCGGGACACCGAACTGATCGGCACCCACGCGACTGAGCTGTTCTCCTCTGGGTCGCAGTTCGACGCCTCTCCCATGAGGTGATCGCACAGCCAGTACGTTGCCAGCACCCCCGTGGTGGGGTGCTGGCGAGACCCGAGCGGCTCCCGGATGGTGCAGTGCACGCCGGTCTCGGCGAGGGTCTCGCGAACGGCCACGACCTCGGCGTCACCGCCGGGCTTGACCACGCCAGCCGGGAATTGCCAGGTCAAGCCGCCATGGTCGCGACGCTGCACGAGCAGCACCTCGCCGGCCCTGACGACAACGGCGATAGCCACGCGGAGGGCTTGCGCAGCGGCTGTCTCGGCCTGGGCGGCGAAGCGAGCGAAGCGGGCATGCACAGCGGCGGGGGCCTTCTCGTAGACGGTGTCGAGCGCGGACTGGATGTCGTGCCGCGGCACCAGATCGGGCGCCGCATGCCAGCCGGCCACCGTCCTCAAAGCCACCCCGAGATGGTCAGCGAAGGCCTGATTCCCAAGGCGGAGCGAGGACTGGAGCCAGCAGGCCATGCGGCCCGTCCAGGTGTCGATGACGTCCACTCTGTAGCCCCCACCCGCTCGTGTCCCGCCGCCTGCACAGCTACTGCATGATCCCTGCACTGCCGGTGCACCGGCAGTGCATCGTCGGACAGTCAGTCGCCAGGTTGACTCGAAGCATGCCCATCCGACCCTTCCGCAGGCGGGTTCACCTTCGGCTTCTCCAGGTCGGTCCGCCGCCCTTGCTGAACCTTCCGGTTCGCCCACCACTCCAGAACTTCGGCGCGGTCGTACCTCGGCCGGGTGCTGCCCGGAGTGAGGTGTGCGGTCGGGAAGGCAGGGTCCTTAGTCGCCAGTCCGTGAATGAGCTGTCGGCTGCGTCCCACTAGCGCTGCGATCTCACTGATCGTCAGTCTCTGCGGCGGTTCCTCCGGGGTTGGTGTCGGCTCCATGCAGACATCCTCCTGAGAAGTCTTGTCGTTGTAAAGGAAGTGAGGTAGGTTCTTACTCAGCGAAGCGGCCCCAATCCGCGTGGTGACACACGTTCCCGGGGCTGAACAGCGACGGGGTCTGGTGGTGACACACCAGACCCCGCCTCAACCCCGAACCGGTGGTGACACACCTCTCGGGAAGCCCGTCCCTTGCTGTGAACAGGAGACGAACATGCTTGATGGTATCCAGGAAGTTCCCGGATGCAGCCCCAGCACCCCGCCCCGCCTGCGTATCGCGGTGGGCCGCAAGACCGGCGCCGGCGGCATCGTGATGGACCCGCCGCTGTCCCAGGCGGACATCGACGCCCACCTCGAGGCGTCCTACGTCCGCCCGGCCGCGAAGGCGGTGGCGTCGTGACCAGTGACTACTACCCGCTGGTCGAAGCGTCCCTTCGTTCCGTGTCGGGGCCCGATCCGCTGGATGACTGCCGCCGTTGGGCGGCTGGGGTTCTGGCCGAGCAGCAGGCCGCGAACATTCAGGACTACTACGCCCTGCGTCACGCGGCGTTCATGCTGGAGCGGGCGCTGCGGGAGCTTCTGGCGTCCGTCGACGCCGAGGTGGGTGCGCTGTGAGCGACCAGCAGCAGCACTCCATCATCGACGCACCGGCGACGCCCGCCACGTGCGCCGCCGAGTACCGGACCCCGCAGCAGGCCGCGGTGAACGCGGGCGCCCAGCGTGACCAGCTGGGTTCCGCGACCGGCGCCGGCCCGCACACCCACCGCGGCTGAGCCGTCATGCAGCACGCGACTCCCGAGGCGTACCGCGCCGAGGCCCGGGAGTACCGGCAGACCGCCGCCTGGCATGAGAAGGCCGGCCGTACCGCTCTCGCCCGTCGTTTCCGGCAGATGGCCGACGACTGCGACGAGCGGGCGGCGGCCCTCGAGAACCCCAACCGCTGACCTCACCCCACCCCGGCACGATCGTCAGGAGCACCGTCATGCCCGAAATCGACTTTGGTCCCGACCTCGAACAGATCCTCATGGATGAGGGGACCCTCGACTGCACGCCCGAGGGAACGCTGCAGCAGCAGCTGATCGTGGCCCGTGACGCCGTGCGCAACGCCTATCGGATGGCCTACAAGGCCGTCGACGGCGATGTCGAGGACCGCGTCGTGAACGCGCTGGACATGATCGAGAACCTCATTCGCGACGTCATCGCCCACTCCGCCTGACCGCGAGGAGCACAGCCGTGCGCTTCACCCCCGGCGACCGCGTCGAGGTCACCAACCCCGACTTCGCCTTCGGCTTCCAGCTCGGTGAGACCGGCACCGTCACCAGCGTCTCCGCCGACATCGTGCACATCGAGGACGACACCGGCCACTGCACCGCCCACTACTCGCACGAGCTCACCAAGCGCTGAACCACCCACCTACGTCCTGGAGGACTCCCATGGTGTTCATTCCCATCCCCGACGTCGACAGCGACCTGCGGACCGGCGATCGGATCGACATCGACAACCCGCCGGCGCACTGCGGCTACCCGCTCAGCCGGTACGAGGAGGGCGACGACGGCTACGGCTTCGAGTGCGACGAGGGCGACTACGAGATCCACACCGACGCGGACGGCGTCCTGACCCAGCTGCCGCAGATCCCCGCCGAGCGCTGAGGAGCATCGTCATGGACCCGCTCGTCGTCCGCTTCCGGCAGATCGCCGACGGCATCGAGGCCTGTCAGAACGACCGCTGGCGTGAGCGGGCCGCCTACTACCGGGGCCACGCTGACGACATCGAGCGCAACGGCCGGCCCGTCCCGGACCTGATCGAGACCACCGACTACTGACCCAGGAGACCCGCATGAACGCCGAATACCTGCGCCGAATCGTGGCCGACTACGAGGCCAACGTGGAGCCCGCCCTAATGAAGGCCGGCACCGGCCCGCTCGGCACGGCCGCCGTCCAGGCGTTCGCCACCCGCTGGCCGCGCCGAGACATCCAGGCGGCCATGGACGCCCTGAATGTCGTCATCTCCGCCCGCTCCGGAACCGGCCTCGTCCAGGCCCTCGCCAACCTCGTCCGCTAACCCACCCGCCTGACCATCGGAGACTCCCATGCTCGAGACCCGCCTCATCAGCCAGTACTTGACCGCGCTCCGCACCAACGACAGCCTCGGTCAGACCCGCCTGCTGGCCGTCGCCGCCGACTACGACGCCCACAACGGCTCCGACCTCGTGGACCAGCTCGAGGCCCTCAGCCTGAACGGGCAGGAAGCCGCCTGATGCGGCACC